ATGCTGATGGCATCGGGTGCGGCAATCGGAGACAGCATGGCCTACCAATCCCTTGACGATCTGCGCAAGCTGGTCCCGGTCGCAGGCAGCCCGGTCACGGTGCTGTGGCAGACCGAGGAGATCCCGCAGATCAACAAGGACAACTTCCCGCCCGGCCCGACGGATCAGATCCTTTGGGCGGTGGTCGATTATGGCTCGGCCGAGGCGGTTGCGGCCGTGCTGGGGGACGGGCTGACAGACAAGGCCAGCATCACCGCGCCGGGCTGGTTCCCCGCCGATCTGAGCCCCGGAGCCGAGCTGGAGGTCACGCGGCATTACCGGGTCGAGGGATTCCTGGACGCCTCGGTGATGACCGTTGCGGCGCATCCGGGGCTGGTGATTCTGGAAAAACCGCTGTTCTGAGAGGGCGGTGTTGCGCAGCAAAGCGCCAGCGCGCGGCGGGGTGTTGCGCGAGGCATAGCGTTGAATTTGTTTGATTAAATTTTGCGATTGCGCAACCTTGGGTTTAATCGTTGACTCAGAGAGCGCTCAAAGATAGAAATTACCCATGCTGGGAGAAGTGGGCAAGCGGCCGGGTCAGGTGACCTGAGGCCGCTTTTTCATTTCTCGCTCGTGCGGACAGCACACGAGGGCAGGGCAACACCAGAATGACAATAAGTTTCGATCCGGGGCGTGAGCCTCCGGAAGGACCCTTTGTGGCTGGCGCGGAACGCGCGCCGGACACCGACGTGATCTTGATCGCCGACGGGCTGTTCCAGTCCTATGCAGCCGATCTGCATCGCCTGAGATTGAAAATCCAGGCGGGTGAAACCGAAGAGTTGAAGGAATCCGCCAAGTTGGTGCGCGATCTTCGCGCAGCGGCCCATCTTGTGCTGGAGGAAAGGAGCAAGGTTGACAAGCTTCGCAAGGATGCTGCCGGAGACGTCGGGCGCGGCGCGCTTGACCTTGACGCGGCACGAGATGAGATCGGGCGGCGCCTGGCTTGCCTGCGCCGAGCCGGGGGAGGTTGACGCCTTCCTGAACGGGTTGAGCGACAACGCGCTGGCGAGCCTTCCCTGGCTTTTCGAATTCTGGGCGCTGCCACATCAGCTGCCGCCCGAGGGGGATTGGAAAAGCTGGGTGGTGATGGGCGGGCGGGGCGCGGGCAAGACCCGCGCGGGCTCGGAATGGGTGCGGGCGCAGGTCGAGGGGCCGACGCCCGACGCGCCGGGGCGGGCCTCGCGGCTGGCGCTGGTGGCCGAGACCTTCGATCAGGGCCGAGACGTCATGGTCTTTGGCGATTCCGGCATCCTCGCCTGTTCGCCCCCCGACCGGCGCCCGGTCTGGGAGGCCACGAAGCGTCGCCTCGTCTGGGCGAATGGCGCGACCGCGCAGGTGTTTTCGGCGCATGAGCCCGAGGCACTGCGGGGGCCGCAATTCGACGCGGCCTGGGCTGACGAGTTGGCGAAGTGGAAGAAGGCCGAGGACACCTGGGACATGCTGCAATTCGCGCTGCGACTGGGCCGCCATCCGCAGCAGGTCGTCACCACCACGCCGCGCAATGTGGGCGTGCTGAAGGCGCTGATGAAGAATGGCTCGACCGTGGTGACCCATGCGCCGACCGAGGCGAACCGCGCCTATCTGGCCGAGAGCTTTCTGGCCGAGGTCGAGGCGCGCTATGCCGGGACGCGGCTGGGGCGGCAGGAGCTGGAGGGGCTGCTGCTGGATGATGTCGAAGGCGCGCTTTGGGGGACGGCGATGCTGGAGGCGGCGCGCATCGAAACCGCTCCGGCGCTGGACCGCATCGTGGTGGCGGTCGATCCGGCCGTGACCGGCGGCAAGGCCAGCGACGAATGTGGCATCATCGTGGCGGGTGTGGTCGCCAAGGGGCCGCCGCAGGACTGGCGGGCCTATGTGCTGGAGGATGCCTCGATCCGGGGCGGGCCGCTGGACTGGGCGCGGGCGGCGATCACCGCCATGCAGCGCCACGGGGCCGAGCGGCTGGTGGCCGAGGTCAACCAGGGCGGTGATCTGGTCGAGAGCGTGATCCGGCAGGTCGATCCTCTGGTTCCGTTCCGCGCCCTGAGGGCCGGGCGCGGCAAGGGGCTGCGCGCCGAGCCGGTCGCCGCGCTTTATGAGCAGGGGCGGGTCCGGCATCTGCGCGGGTTGGGGGCGCTGGAGGACCAGATGTGCCGCATGACCGTGCAGGGTTATGAGGGGCGCGGCTCGCCTGACCGGGCGGATGCGCTGGTCTGGGCGATCCATGAGTTGATGATCGAGCCGGCGGGCCATTTCCTGCGGCCGCAGGTTCGGAGGCTTTGAGCCGCCCGGGGGCTGCGCGCCCCCGGACCCCGCGGGGTATTTCGACAACAGAGAAGGGCCATCGTGCCCGGCGGTCGCTTTGGCGGCCTTTTTCAGCATGAGGAGGGACGCATGGCGTTTCGATTGTTCGGGCGGGCGGCAGGTCCGGAGCCCGAGAGGGAGCAGAAGGCGAGTGCGGCCGGGCGGGTGATCGCGCTGGCGGCGGGCTCGGGCCGGGTGGTCTGGTCGCCGCGCGATACGGCGAGCCTTGTGCGCTCGGGCTTTGTCAACAATCCGGTCGCATTTCGGGCGGTGCGGCTGATCGCCGAAGCAGCGGCGGCGGTGCCGCTGATCTGTCAGGACCGCCAGTCGCGTTATGACACCCATCCGGTGATGGATCTGTTGCGGCGTCCCAATGGCGGGCAGGGCCGGGCGGAGCTGTTTGAGACGCTTTACGGGCAGATACTGCTGAGCGGGAACGGCTATCTGGAGGCGGTCGGGCAGGCGGGCAGTGGCCTGCCGTCGGAGTTGCACGTTCTGCGCGCGGACCGGATGGCGATCGTGCCGGGGGAGGATGGTTGGCCGGTGGCCTATGAATACAGCGTCGGCGGGCGGAAGTACCGTTTCGACATGCAGGGCAGCCCCGATCCGATCTGTCACATCCGCAGTTTTCATCCTCTGGATGACCATTACGGGCTGTCGCCGATGCAGGCGGCGGCCGTGGCGGTGGATGTGCACAACAGCGCCTCAAGCTGGTCGAAGGCGCTGCTGGACAATGCGGCGCGGCCTTCGGGGGCGATCATCTACAAGGGCGCGGATGGGCAGGGGGCGCTCTCGCCCGAGCAATATGACCGGCTGGTGAGCGAAATGGAGATGCATCACCAGGGCGCGCGCAATGCCGGGCGGCCGATGCTGCTGGAGGGGGGCCTCGATTGGCGGCCCATGGGCTTTTCACCCAGCGACATGGAGTTTCACGAGACGAAGAAGGCCGCTGCGCGCGAGATTGCGCAGGCCTTCGGCGTGCCGCCGATGCTGATGGGCATTCCCGGGGATGCGACCTATGCGAATTACGCTGAGGCGCATCGGGCCTTCTATCGGCTGACGGTGCTACCGCTGGTTGGACGGGTCTCGGCCGCGGTCGCCTGGTGGCTGAGCGAGCATCTGGATGTCGAGATCGACCTGCGCGCCGACCCCGATCAGGTGCCCGCGCTGGCCGAGGAGCGCGACCAGCAGTGGCGGCGCATCAGCGAGGCGGCCTTCCTGACCGACAGCGAAAAGCGCGCGGCGCTGGGTCTGCCGCCCGTGGCGGAGGCGTGAATGGAGGGCTCGCGGTTCCTGAAGGAGCCCTTCGGCTGGCAGGATCAGCGGTTCGAGTCGCAGGAGCGGATCATGGCGCTGCAATTCGCGCAGGTCGAGCGTCGGCTTGAGCGGATCGAGGCGCTGATCGAGGGGCTGGAGCGGCGGCTGTGGATGACGGTCTATGGCGTCGTGGCCGTCATCCTGACCCAGGCGGTGCAGTCGATCCTGTCCTATACCCCAAGCGGAGGATGATGTGAGATCAAGAGATTACGGGTTAGAGTTGAAGTATTCTCGCGGTGAGGCGCTGGTCTCGGACGGGAGCTGCATCGAGGGCTATGCGAGCCTGTTCGGTGCCCGCGATCAGGGCGGCGATGTGGTGGCGCCGGGCGCCTATGCGGCGGGTTTGAAGCGGCTGGCGCAGCGGGGCGACAAGGTGCGCATGCTGTGGCAGCACGATCCGGCCCAGCCCATCGGCGTCTGGGACGAGATCCGCGAGGACGCGCACGGGCTGTGGGTCAAGGGCCGTTTGCTGCCCGAGGTGGCCCGCGCGCGTGAGGCGGCGGCGCTGATCGAGGCGGGGGCCATCGACGGCCTCTCGATCGGTTACCGCACGATTTCCGCAGAACGGGACGGCAAGGGCCAGCGGGTGCTGACCGAGGTCGAACTTTGGGAGGTGTCGCTGGTGACCTTCCCGATGCTGCGAGAGGCCAAGGTCGGGCGCAAGTCCGATGGCCTCAGCGAGATGGCGGCGGCCTTCCACGCCGCCAGAATGGCGCTGCGCGCCGATTGAGTTTCACTTGAGACGGAGAAATGCATGACCGAGGTGAAAGCCGCGGCCGGGGCGGACATGCCTGGCGAACTGATTGATGAAATCTCTGGGTTTGCAAGCGAACTCAAGAGCTTTCGCGATGATATTCAGAAACAACTCAAAGCACAGGACGAGCGCATGAACATGCTGGACCGCAAGACCATTCTTCGGGGCCGCGCGCCTCTTTCGACCGAGGCGGATGCGGCGGCGCCGCATCAGAAGGCGTTCGACGCCTATATCCGTCACGGCGATGATGATGGGCTGCGCGGTCTGGTGCTGGAAGGCAAGGGCATGACGGCCGCCAGCGACGGCGGCTTCCTGGCCGCGCCGCAGGTGGCGCTGCAGGTGCAGGAGGCGCTGAATGTCACAGCCTCGCTGCGCCGGGTGGCGAATGTGGTCGCAATCGAGGCCTCGAGCTATGAGGTGCTGGTCGATCATGGCGATATCGGTGCTGGCTGGGCCAGCGAGACCACGGTGGCCGAGACCTCGACCCCCACGGTCGACCGGATCGTCATTCCGGTGCATGAGCTTTCGGCCATGCCGAAGGCCAGCCAGCGCCTGCTGGATGACGCGGCCTTCGACATCGAAAGCTGGCTGTCGGGCCGCATCGCCGAGAAGTTCGCCCGCGCCGAGGCGGCGGCCTTCGTAAGCGGCGACGGGATCGAGAAGCCGAAGGGGCTGCTGCGTCATCCGATGGCGGCGAATGCGGTGGCGAGTGCTGCTCAGATCGGCCAGGTTCCGGCGGGCGGCGACGGCGATTTCGCGGAAGAGAACCCGGCTGATGCGCTGATCGATCTGGTCTATGCGCTGGGTGCTGAATACCGCAGCAACGCGACTTTCGTGATGAACTCGAAAACGGCGGCGGCGGTGCGCAAGATGCGCGACTCGGATGGGCGCTTCGTCTGGGCGGATTCGCTGGCGGCGGGTCAGCCCGCGCAGCTGCTGGGCTATCCGGTGCTGGTCTGCGAAGAGATGCCGGACATCGGTCGCAACGCCAATGCCATCGCCTTCGGCGACTTCCGTGCGGGCTATACCATCGCCGAGCGTCCGGACCTGCGCGTCCTGCGTGACCCCTTCTCGGCCAAGCCGCATGTCCTGTTCTATGCGACCAAGCGTGTCGGCGGCGGTGTGACCGATCCGCGCGCCATCAAGGTCCTGCACTTCGGCTGATAAAGGCCGAAGCGGGGCCGCGCGGACTTGTTCGCCACACCGGCACAGCTCTGTCCGCACGCGCGAGAGGGCGGACGCGCGCGGCCCCGATCATTCACGGATGGCACGAACCCAGGGCTGGGGAGATTCTGATATGATGCTGAACGAAGATGCGGCGCTCCCAAGCGGAGCGCTGCCCGTTGCCCTGTTGCGGGATCACCTGCGGCTGGGCTCGGGGTTTGATGTGGCACCGGATGCCGCCGAGGAGACCGCGCTTGCGGGCTATCTGCGCGCGGCCATTGCGACGATCGAGGCGCGGACGGGGAAGATCCTGCTGACCCGGCGGTTCAACCTGCGGCTTGAGGACTGGCTGGACCCTGAGGCGCAGCCTTTGCCGCTGGCGCCCATCGCGCGGGTAGAGGCGGTCGAGGTGGTGGATGCCGAGGGGCAGGTCCGCGTGGTCGAGGCAGGGCGCTACCGCCTGCTGCCGGACGCGCATCGTCCCTTGCTGGTGCCGCAGGGGGCGTTCCTGCCGAATGTGCCAGCGGGCGGGCATGTCACGATCCGGTTTCAGGCGGGTTTCGGCGAAAGCTGGGACAAGATCCCTGCCGATCTGGCGCAGGCGGTGCTGCTGCTGGCGGCGCGTTGCTATGAAGATCGCAGCTTCGAGGGCAGCGCGGGTGCCATGCCCTTCGGCGTGAGCGCGCTAATCGAGCGCTGGCGCTCGGTCCGGCTGCTGGGCGGGCGTCGCGCGCTGCGGAGGCGCGGATGAAGGTGCCAAGACTGACGATGACGCTGACCCTTGAGACGCAGTTGCGCGAGCCCGACCGGATGGGCGGCTATCGCATGGTCTGGCGCGACGAGGGGCGGCTTGGGGCCGAGATGCGGTCGGGCGCGGGTGGCGAGCGGTTCGCCGAAGTGGGCATGGAAAGTGTCGTGAGCTGGCGGATTTCTGTCAGATCCGCGCCCTCCGGTGATCCTCGCCGCCCGCGCCCCGGGCAAAGGTTTCGCATGGGCGAGGGCCGCCGGGCGCGCCGCTTTCGGATCGAGGCGGTCTCGGAAAGCGATCCGGCGGGGCGCTGGCTGATCTGTGTCGCAAAAGAGGAGATGCAGGCATGAGTTATGCGGCGGCAGTTGCTCTGCAAACGGCGGTTTACGAGACGCTGCGACAGGATGCGTCGCTGACCGATCTGGTGGGCGACGCGATCTATGACGCCATGCCGGTCAGCGCGCCGTCGGGCGCCTATGTGGCGCTGGGCACCGAAGAAACCCGCGATGCGGGCGATATGACCGGTGCGGGGGCAACGCATGATTTCGTCGTCTCGGTGCTGACCGGCACGGCGGATGCGGGTGGCTTCAGCGTGGTGAAGGCGGCGGCGGCGGCGATCTCGGACGCGCTGGAGCAGGCGCGCATCATGCTGGAGCGAGGGCATCTGGTCGGATTGTGGCTGCTGCGCGCCAAGGCGCGGCGCGTGGAAAACGGCGCGGGCCGAAGGGTCGACCTGATCTTTCGCGCGCGCATCGACCTGGGTTGAGGAGAGAGACATGGCAGTACAGAACGGGCGCGACCTTCTGGTCAAAATGGACATGAACGGCAATGGCCAGTTCGAGACGATTGCGGGCCTGCGGGCCTCGCGTCTGGGGTTCAACGCCGAGACGGTGGATGTCACCAGCCTGGAAAGTCAGGGCCGCTGGCGCGAATTGCTGGCGGGGGCGGGTGTACGCTCGGCCAGCATCTCGGGCTCGGGGGTGTTTCGCGACAGCACCACCGACGGGCGCGCGCGGCAGGTGTTCTTCGATGGTGAGGTGCCGCATTTCCAGGTGGTGATCCCCGATTTCGGCACCGTCGAGGGGCCGTTCCAGATCACCAGTCTGGAATATGCCGGAAGCTATAACGGCGAGGCGACCTACGAGATTTCCCTGGCGAGCGCCGGGGCGATCAGCTTCGTCGCGCTGTAAGGGGGCGGCATGTCCAATTCCATGCGAGGAGAGGTCGAGGTCGTCCTTGACGGTCAGCGACATGTCGCGCGCCTGACCCTGGGCGCGCTGGCCGAGTTGGAAGGCGCGCTGGGGGCGCAAAGCATGATCGCGGTGGTCGAGCGGTTCGAGGGCGGCAGCTTCTCGAGCCGCGACGTGCTGGCGGTTCTGGCAGCGGGCCTGCGGGGTGGTGGCTGGGCGGGCGAGGCCCGTGACCTGCTGGCCGTCGATATCGGCGGCGGGCCGGTCGGGGCCGCGAAAGCGGCGGCCGAATTGCTGGCGCGGGCCTTTCGCTTGGCTACGCCGTGACTGAGGCCACATCGCCTGTGCTGGACTGGCCGGGGCTGATGCGCGTGGGCATGGCACCTCAGCGCCTTGGGGGGCTGGGGCTGACGCCCGGTGATTTCTGGGCGCTGACACCGGCTGAGCTGGCGCTGATGCTGGGTGTCGATCTGGAGGGCCAGACGGGGATGACCCGCGCGCGCCTTCAGGCGCTGAGTGCGCGCTATCCCGATGTGCCTGCAGCCGCGAAGGATGCGGGTACGGAAAATATTCAGGACACAAAGGGGGACCGTCGTGGCGAACAAGGACGGATTCGATCGGCTGGAGGAGGCGGAAACCGCCGGTCTGGGCCGAAGCTTTGACGATGCAGGTCGCGTGGCGGCTGCCTTTGATGCCGAGCTGGCCCGGCTGCGCGAGTCGATGGTTTACACCGGGCGCGAGGTCGGGAACCTGACCAGCGGCATCAGCTCGGGCCTGCGCCGCGCTTTCGACGGGCTGGTGTTTGACGGGATAAAGCTGAGCGATGCGCTGAAGGGCGTGGCGCGCAGCATGGCCGACACGGCCTTTGCCATTGCCATGCGGCCCATCGAGCAAGCCTTGGCCGGGGCGGTGGCGCAGGGGGTCAGCGGCATGGTCTCGGGCGCGATGCCTTTTGCGATGGGCGGCGCGTTTTCACAGGGGCGGGTGATGCCCTTTGCCAAAGGTGGCGTCGTCAGCCAGCCCACCTATTTCCCGATGCGCGGGGCCACCGGCCTTATGGGTGAGGCGGGGCCCGAGGCCATCATGCCGCTGCGCCGAGGCGCGGACGGGCGGCTGGGGGTTGCAGGCGCAGGGGGCGGAGGCCGACCGGTCAATGTGACCTTCAATATCTCGACCCCGGATATCGGGGGCTTTCAACGCAGCCAAAGCCAGATTGCCGCCTCGCTTGGGCGGATGCTGGCGCGTGGCGAAAGGAACGGCTAGCGATGGCATTTCACGAGATCCGGTTTCCCGCAAACCTCTCTTTCGGTTCGGTCGGTGGCCCCGAGCGGCGCACCGAAATCGTCATGATGACGAATGGCCATGAAGAGCGCAGGACACCCTGGGCGCATTCCCGACGCCGCTATGATGCGGGGCTTGGGCTGCGCTCGCTGGACGATGTCGCGGGGCTGATCGCCTTTTTCGAGGCGCGGGCTGGGCAACTCCACGCCTTCCGCTGGAAAGATTGGGCGGATTACAAATCCTCGGCTCCGGCGGCGGCTCCGGGGTTTCTGGATCAGGAGATCGGGACCGGCGACGGGCAGCAGAAGGAGTTCCGGCTGCGCAAGGCCTATGCCTCGGGTCCGGCCCGCTATTGGCGCCCGATCCTGAAACCGGTCGAGGGCACGGTCCTAGCCGCGGTCGGCAGCGACCAGATGCGCGAAGGCGTCGATTTCGAGGTCGATCTGTCGACGGGCGTCTTGCGGTTCAACGCGCCGCCCGAACAGGGGGCGATGGTCTCGGCCGGGTTCGAGTTCGATGTGCCGGTGCGGTTCGATACCGACCGGATCGCGGTCTCGGTTGCGTCGTTTCAGGCGGGCGACCTGCCTCAGGTTCCGATCATCGAGGTGCGTCTATGAACACGGCAACGATTGCGCGCGCCTGGGCGGTGACGCGGAGCGATGGCGTCACGCTGGGCTTCACCGATCATGATGAGGCCATCGCCTTCGATGGTATCACATTTCGGCCCGATGCCGGTCTGACCGCGCGGGCCGTGGTGCAGGGGCTGGGGCTGTCGGTCGACAATACCGAAGCCGTTGGCCTTCTGTCCGACAGCGCCATTACCGAGATCGACCTGATGGCGGGGCGCTGGGACGCGGCGGATGTGCGGCTTTGGGACGTCGATTGGAGCGCGCCGCAAAACCGGCGTCTGGTTTTCCGCGGCCATCTGGGTGAGGTGACCCGCAACGGCGGTGCCTTCCGGGCCGAGCTGCGCGGCCTCTCGGAGCCTTTGAACCGTGCGCAGGGACGGGTTTACCACCCGCGTTGCGCGGCGGAACTGGGCGACAAGGCCTGCCGCTTTGACCTTGGTCGCGCGGGCTATTCGGTGGAAGGGACCGTGCTTGAGGTTCAGGAGGGCGCGAGGTTTCGGCTGAGCGGCATTGTCGGGCACGAAAGCCGCTGGTTCGAACGCGGCAGCCTTGTCGTGCTGTCCGGGGCAGCCGAGGGGCTGACCGCGCTGATCAAGAATGACACGGGCCTCAGCGGGGCCGGGCGAGAGGTCGAGCTATGGGCCGGGCTGGGCATCGCGCCGCAGCCGGGCGACCGGGTCAAGCTGATCGCCGGATGCGATAAGCGCGCCGAGACCTGCAGGCTGAAGTTTCTGAACTTCCCGAACTTTCGCGGCTTTCCTCACCTTCCGCCCGAGGACTGGCTGCTGGCCCCGCAGGTGGTCAAATGAGTGAACAGATTGTCAGGGCCGCGCGCGGCTGGATCGGCACGCCCTATATTCATCAGGCCTCGGTCAAGGGGGCCGGAACGGATTGCCTAGGGCTGATCCGGGGCATCTGGCGCGAGCTGATCGGACCAGAGCCTATGGCCTTGCCGGCCTATACGCCGGATTGGGGCGAGGTGGGCGGAAGCGAGCTTCTGCTTGATCGCGCAGGCCTGCTGCTGCGGGCGGCTGAGGATGAGCAGCCCGGCGACGTGCTGGTCTTCCGGATGCGCGGCGATGCGGTGGCCAAGCATATGGGCATTCTGGCCCAGACCGGCCCGGCTGCAAGTTTTGTCCATGCCTATGACCGGCATGGCGTTGTCGAGAGTCCGCTGGGCATGCCCTGGCGGACACGGATCGCGGGGAGATTCAGGTTCCCCACGCTTTAAGCGAAAAGGATAAGGCTGAATGGCGACGATACTTCTGTCGGCGGCAGGGGCTGCTCTGGGCTCGGGCTTTGGCGGCACGGTTCTGGGCTTGTCAGGGGCCGTGATCGGACGTGCGGTCGGTGCGACGCTGGGGCGCGTCATCGATCAGCGCCTGCTGGGCGGCGGATCGAAGGCGGTCGAGACGGGCCGGGTCGACCGCATGCGGATCCAGACGGCGGGTGAAGGCACAGCGATCCCGCGCATCTGGGGCCAGATGCGGGTTCCGGGGCATGTCATCTGGGCCTCGCCTCTGGTCGAGGTGAAGCGCGAGCAGGGCGGCGGCAAGGGCACCGGTCCGCGTGTCACCGAGATCGGCTATCGGCTGAGCTTTGCGTTGGCACTCTGCGAAGGGCCGATCCTTGGCGTCGGCCGGATCTGGGCCGATGGCGAAGAGGTCGCGCTCGAGGATCTGAACCTTCGCGTCTATACGGGTGGTGAAAATCAGCTGCCCGATCCCGCGATTGCCGCGCATGAGGGTGACAGCGCGCCCTCTTATCGCGGCATTGCCTATGTCGTGGCCGAGGATTTGTTGCTGGAGCGTTGGGGCAACCGCGTGCCGCAACTGTCCTTCGAGGTGACGCGCGCGGCCAAAGGGGGGCGTGGCCTCTCGCGGCAGGTCGAGGCCGTGGCGCTGATCCCCGGGACGGGCGAGTACTCGCTGGCGACGACGCCGGTCAGCTATGATCTGGGGCTGGGCGAGACGCAGGTGGTCAACCGCAATACGCCGCTGGCCGGGTCGGATTTCGCGGCCTCGATGCAGACCCTGCAGCGGGAACTGCCGCGTGTCGGCTCGGTGTCGCTCGTCGTGTCCTGGTTTGGTGACGACCTGCGCGTCGGCGAATGCACCGTGCGCCCCAAGGTCGAGGACAAGGCGCGCGACGGACGCGAGATGGCCTGGCGCTCGGGCGGGATCGGGCGCGAGGATGCCGATGAGGTCGCGCGGGTGAACGACCGCCCGATCTATGGCGGAACGCCCGCCGATGCCTCGGTGATCGAGGCGCTGCGGGCGATCTCGGCGCGCGGGCAGAAGGCGGTGTTCTATCCCTTCATCCTGATGGAGCAGCTTGCCGCGAACGGCCGTCCCGATCCCTGGAGCGATGCGCCGCATCAACCGGTCATGCCCTGGCGTGGACGGATCACCACGGCGATTGCTGCGGGCCGGACGGGCAGTTCGGCCGGGTCTGAGGCGGCAGTTCAGGAGGTTGCAAGGTTCTTCGGTACGGCCGAGGCGTCGGACTTCACGCATTCGGGCGAGACGATTACTTATGCAGGGCCGCAAGAGTGGTCCTATCGCCGTTTCATCCTGCACTATGCGCATCTGTGCAAGGCGGCGGGCGGGATTGACGCCTTCCTCATCGGATCAGAGATGGTGGGGCTGACGCAGATCCGTGGCCCGCAACACCGCTTCCCGGCGGTCGAGCAGCTGCGCAGATTGGCCGCAGATGTGCGGGCCATTCTGGGCGAGGGCGTCAAGATCGGCTACGCGTCGGACTGGTCGGAGTATTTCGGGTATCACCCGGGGAACGGAGATCTGTATTTCCATCTCGACCCGCTTTGGGCCGACGACAACATCGATTTCATCGGCATCGACAATTACATGCCGCTGTCCGATTGGCGCGATGGCGAGGATCATCTGGACGCGGCTTGGGGCCAGATCGAAAACCCGGCCTATCTGCAGGCCAATGTCGCCGGAGGCGAGGGGTATGACTGGTACTACGCCAGCGACCGTGATCGCGACGATCAGGTGCGGACCGAGATCACCGATGGCGCATATGATGAGCCCTGGGTCTGGCGCTACAAGGACATTCGCAACTGGTGGATGAACCCGCATCACAACCGGATCGACGGTGTCAGGCAGGCCAGTCCGACCGGATGGCAGCCTGCGTCCAAGCCGGTGTGGTTCACGGAAATGGGCTGCGCAGCGCTGGACCGCGCGACCAACCAGCCCAACAAGTTTCTGGATGCGATGAGTTCGGAATCGGTGCTGCCCTATTACTCGGACGGGCGCCGCGATGATGTTATTCAGGCCGCCTATGTGCGGGCGATGACCGAGTTCTGGACTGAGGCTGCGAACAACCCGGCACGTGCTGCCTTCGGGCGCATGGGGGCCGGACGGATGATCGACATGAGCAGGGCGCATGTCTGGTGCTGGGATGCGCGGCCATTCCCGATCTTTCCGGCGCGGACGGATCTGTGGTCCGACGGCCCGGCATGGGCGCGCGGGCACTGGCTGAATGGCCGCGCCGGAGCGGTGCCGCTGGCCGATCTTGTGGCCGAGGTCTGCAGGATTGCAGGTGTTCGCGCGTTCGACGTCGAGGATCTGACCGGGCTGGTGCGCGGCTTTGCCCTGAACGGGCACGAGACCGGGCGGGCGGCCTTGCAGCCTTTGATGCTGGCTTACGGTTTCGATGCCGTCGAGCGGGACGGGACGCTGCGTTTCGTCATGCGGGACGCCAGGGTCAAGGCCGAGATCACCACCGAGGATCTGGTGGCGACGGATGATCTTGATGGCGTTGAACTCGCGCGGGCGGCGGATGCGGAACTGACGGGGCGCGTGCGTTTGAGCCATGTCGAAACGGGTGGCGACTATGCCACGCGGACCGCCGAGAGCATGCTGCCGGGGACCGAGTTTCTGGCGGTCGCAGACACCGAGATGCCGCTGGCCCTGACCCGCGCCGAAGGGCAGTCGATGGCCGAGCGCTGGTTGGCCGAGGCGATTGTCGCACGCGATACAGCGCGTTTCGTCCTGCCGCCGTCGCTGAGCGATCTTGGTCCGGGCGATGTCGTTCGGTTGCAGGACGGGCAGGGGGCCGCGAAACGCTGGCGGATCGACCGGGTCGAGCATTCGGGTGCGATGCAGGTCGATGCCGTGCGGGTCGAGCCCGGCGTCTATCTGCCTGCGAAGGCCTTGGATGAACAGGTGCTGCTGCGACCGTTTTCGCCGCCCGTGCCACTGTGGTCGGTCTTTCTGGACCTGCCGCTGTTGCGAGGCGACGAGGTTCCGCATGCACCGCATCTGGCGGTCTCGGCGACTCCCTGGCCGGGCTCGGCTGCGGTCTGGGTCTCGACCGAGGCAGAGGGCGGGTATGAGCGCAATCGCATCGTGCCAGTGCCCTCTGTCATGGGGCGGACCGAGACGCCTTTGGGCGCTGCAAGGGCGGGTTGCTGGGATCGGGGACCGGCGCTGCGTGTCCGGATGAAGGGCGGTCAGCTTCGGGCGGCGAATGCGGCTGCCCTGCTGGCCGGTGCCAATCTGATGGCCATTGGCGACGGATCGGCCGAAGGGTGGGAGCTTTTTCAGTTCCAGCAGGCATCTTTGGTCGCACCGGGGGTCTGGGACATCTCGGTCCGTTTGCGGGGGCAGGCGGGAACCGACGCGCTGATGCCGCAGGTGTGGCCTGCGGGCAGCGTGGTTGTTCTGGTGGACCGGGCGGCAGTTCAGATGGATCTGCCGCCCTCGGCCCGGGGGCAGTTGCGGCATTGGCGGATCGGGCCAGGCACGCGCGGGCCAGATGACCCGAGCTATCGCCATATCGCTGCCGCGTTCAGAGGCGCAGGGCTGCGTCCGCTGTCGCCCTGCCATCTTGAGGTCGTCGAGCGCGATGTCTCGTGGGTGCGGCGTACCCGCATTCAGGGGGACGGTTGGGAGGGTCCGGACGTGCCGCTGGGCGAGGCGCAGGAGCGCTATAGCGTTCGGCTGACCCGCGCGGGCGCGATCCTGCATCAAGCCGTCGTCAACTCGCCCAACTGGACCGTGCCGGTCTCGGTCTGGAATGCCGCCGTTACCGGTGGAGATTTTGCAATCGAAGTTGCCCAACTGTCCGATGTCTACGGGGCGGGGCCATCTGTCAGGAGGACCATTCATGTCTGA